CTCGTGCAAACTCTAAACTATCCGCTGATGCATTGTTGGTTCTATGATTTTCTTCTATGTTATCTTTGATCTGTTGAACTTCTGATTCTTGTATCAATCCATTGTTCCAAATCCACTCTCTACCTTCCATAATACCTTCTACGAAAGCGTTTGGAGCAGATGGGTCGGCAACTATATCAGCTGCTGTCGCCAAATAAAAATCATTTCTCACATAGTTTGCACCGTTCTTCTGGTCTAAACTTCCCATGCCTCTAGATGAAACCCCGAGCTTTGCTCCTTCGTCCATTAGATTCTTTACAATATTACCCATCGGTGTACCAAGAATTTGTCAATAAAAAAAGAGCGTTTGGCGAGTTAGGACACCCTGACGGACCGACTGTTAACCTAGAAAGAGTATCGCATATGATTACGAAACTCTATCCAGATGGTAATAATTTTATTGGTGAAGCAAAAATAATGAACACACCATATGGTAAGATTGTAAAAGGTCTTATTGATGAAGGCGCACAACTAGGTGTATCTTCTCGTGGTATGGGTTCGTTAGTACAAAGAGGTGGCATGAACGTTGTATCAGATGACTTTTACATCGCAACCGCTGCTGATATTGTAGCAGACCCTAGCGCTCCAGACGCTTTCGTAGAAGGTATTATGGAAGGTAAAGAGTGGGTATGGGACAATGGTGTATTAACAGAGAAAGATGTTAGTGCATGGAAAATGGAGATTTATAAGACAAAAAAACGAGAACTTGAAGAAAAAAAAGTTAATATCTTTAAAAACTTTCTTCAAAAACTTTAATCTTATAAATATCCTATAACGAAACAAAAAATAAACGTTTATTTTTATAAGGGAGATTTCAATGGCCGAAACAGATAAGAAAATTGAGGCAATGGAACAGGAAGTTAGTGAAGCGGTAAATCCGCAAGCTGATGCACCAAAGAAAAACGCTGTAGCGGCTGAACCTACGCATTTAAAAAACGATGCGCAAGATTTAGGTCCAGCGGTTGTAAAACCGACTGACAGTAATCCAGATGCTTCAAAATCTACAAAACCCGTTTCTGGTGATGCAGCCCAAAAAAGTGCTGGCAGTGCTGATGCAATGTCAAAACTTAAAGGTGAATCAAAAGAAACAGAAAAAACTCCTGACGATAAAGAAGACAAATCCGAAATGGCTGACATGGACGCTGAAAAAAAGAAAAAAGATGAAATGATGAAAGCTTCTTATAAAAAAGAAGATTCAGAATTAGACATCAAAGCTGACGTAGATGCACTTATTGGTGACGCTGACTTATCTGAAGAGTTTAAACAGAAAGCTGCGACAATCTTTGAAACTGCGATTAAAGCAAAAGTCAAAGAAGAATCACAAAGATTACAAGGCGAGTATGAAACTAAATTAAAAGAAGATACTGAAGCTCACAAAGCTGATGTTGTTGAAAAAGTAGACAGTTACCTTAACTATGTTGTTGAGGAATGGATGCAAGAAAACAAGATCGCTATTGAGAGAGGTATCAAAGGCGAAATTGCTGAGGACTTTATTGGTGGTTTGAAAAAACTATTTGAAGATCACTACATAGATGTTCCAGATGAAAAATATAATGTGCTTGAAGATCAAGCTTCTAAAATCGAAGACCTTGAGAAAAAACTTAACGAAGAAATCGAAAAGAATGTTACTTCACATAAAACAATTGGTGAGTTAAAAAGAGAAGACATAGCGAAAGCTGTATCTGAAGACTTAACAGATGTTGAAAAAGAGAAGTTTAACAAACTAGCAGAAGAAGTTGAGTATTCAAACGAGGACGACTTTACTACTAAAGTTACGACAATTAAAGAGTCATACTTTGGTAAAGGAGAAGCTAAATCTAATGATATAGATGATGTGGCGGTAAGCGATGGATCAACAGTAGAACCTGTAGATTTAACAAACAGCATGGCTGCTTATAGCGCCGCTATAAGTAAAACAAAAGATATTAAATTATCAAAATAATAATATAGAGGGAGAAAAATACAATGTATTTATCTGAAACTTACGAAAAGAAATGGCAGCCAGTCCTAGAACACCCTGATTTACCAAAAATCGGAGATTCTTACAGACGTGCCGTTACAGCTACTATCTTGGAAAACCAAGAAAGAGCACAAAAAGAAGACAACGCTTTTATGACAGAAGCAGCGCCTGCTAACAAT